GGATCATATATATCGTCAAGTGGTACCATGTCTAAAGAATCATCAATTTGCTTGTTCATTCGTCATCCACCGTTGTTATAATAGCTGCCCAATCGTCGTCGCCGGCGATATTGGCGTAATCTATAGTATCATTAATATCAGTAGTAGGTGTACCATTCGCAGTTAATCCAGGCTGTACAGAAATAGTTTGACTACTATTTTCATTATTCAATCCAGTATAACTCTTAGCTTGAGCAAACTTAATAATTTTACGATCAACAGCTGGACCAAAATACCACGCTTTTACCGTAAAGTTAAGAGTCCAAATAAGCGCTCGTCTTTCTTCATAAGATCCTTCATATAAATCTTCTTGAGTTACGGAGTTTAAAATAACTGGAACGTCGAGATAATAATCCAATTCATCAAGAATACGTACAGAAGGTGTAAAGTCTGGCTTAAAGTATGGAAGAATTTGCTCAATAATTTTAGTACCATCTTCTGTGTACTTAGTCATAATGTTAAGTTGAAATTCTAAATTATATGGTGTAGGTGTATAAGCACTCGAATAAGAAGAAGATGTAGCGCTTGAAGGAATTGAATTTCTCATCAGTGTAGTAAGCTTACGCTCACCGTCATAAAACATTCCTAGAATCTCAAACGACATGCGCGGTAACGTAATTGCCGGAGCATTTAAACCGGGATCTTCATTAATACGACTTAAAAACTTTTGAGAAGGACCATAAGCAAGTGGCACTTTAATGTTTTGAATAAGTTGTCCATCGTTATCATAACGACGAATAAGAATGTCATTAAACAATGTACCAAACATTGCCACATATCGTCTTGTAGTTTCGTGATAAAATCTAGCGCCAAACATTAGTATTCATTCTCCCCAAACGGATTCGTTTCGGTAAAGTCTAAAATATCATCAGCTGTATAAACTCCACCAGTCGTGGCTTCTTTTTCAATAGTATCATTATCAGCAAATGCAGAAACAGATTCAACATTAGCAACTGCAGCAGATGTAGTCATATCGTATTCTGCGTATCTATTATCAATTTCTGGAATTTCTGTTGAGAATCTTTCGCCTGAGTATTCGAACAATTCAACTCTTAAATCGTATGTTTGTAGTTTACCCATTTGATAGAAAATAGCTTCATGCTCTACGTGTTGTACTTCGAACATTTTATTATTTAATGGGAAATATAATACATCACCTTCGTTAGGGCGAATCTCAGTACTATAAAAATTTACTTCTTGATTAAACGTACGCTGAGCTACAGTAAGTGTCATACTATCTCGAATTTGTAATCCGAACTTAGATAAGAAATCACCTTCACCTTCAAATCCATCAATATTTTTAATATACATTTCAACGAGATAAGCTTCATTAAATGAAGATAGATCGTCTTCGTTTAAAAGATCGTCAACCGCAACGAGCTTGCGAGGCATATAGTATACCTCAACACCATAAATTTTAATAGACTCAATGATCAGATCCTCAATAAGGTTCTGCTCCATAGAATTTGAATAGTTTTCGAAGTAAAAATTCTTCGCCATTTATCATCCAATCATGTCCATAACGGGTAAGCTATAAGAAGTAATCATATCTTCTTCTAACTTATCAATTTCGGTTTGAGCATCTTGTAAAATTTGCATACCGTTGAATTGTACACCGCCTGGAAGCTGCATACCTTCAAACTTAGTTAGGTTAGAACCCCACTGATATTTAATCTTAGCCGAAGCATAATTTTGTAGCCAACGATCTTTCCATACATCGGCATAAGTATTTGGATCAACGATCTGATATGCTTCTGCAATAATGTAGTGTCCTTCTTCTACCTTTGCCCAATCCATGTCAATGTGTAGTTTGTTAACATGTCTGTTATAACGAATGGGTTGCTTACCTACTAGCAATTCTTCAAGAAATTGAATATGTTGCATAGCAAGATAATAGTTGCTTAGGTTATAATTTGAAAGATCGTAAATTTCGTTTAGTGCAAACTGATAACGAATATTAAATAAGTTATTAGTTGACAATGCGTCACCAATGTCGAATATATTAATAACACCAATAATGTTCTCAGGAACGGTGATATACTTATTTGTCATATCATCTGCAGTAAGCTGATGCTTAAAGAACGTACGCTCAGTACCATCGAAGTGATAGTCCCAGTAATACGAAAGTGCTTCATCAATACGATCATCTACTTGATCGTCGTCTACATTAATTTCGATTACTGGTTTTCCGAGTTTACGTAAGCACCATTCTTTAAACTCGGCTCTTGTGGTCGGTTGGGCCATATTAAACCTCTATGTTATAGCATATCTTTATTCTATTTATAAAAAGAAAAAAGCGGCCGGAGCCGCTTGATTCGATATTATTTGTAGTTATGCAATTGCATAGAAGATATATTGAGTTCCAGTTACGTTTAAATTTCTATTTGTTTCTTGATTAACTATAAATCCACTTGGATCCGGATCAACAATATCCTGATCTTGAATTTGCGCGTCGCCGCCATCTGTACTTAAAAATGGATCATTTCCAGAAATGATTCCACGTTTTGCATCTAACCAATACCATCTTTCACCTGTATCACCTAAACCCGAAGTATCAACATCTTTGATAAGAACAAATCTTGCACCAGTAGTGAATCCACAATCGATAGTTTGAGATGTGCCATTAGTAGCAACGTTTCCACCGTTACCAATATAACTACCAACCTTAGATATTCCAGGTAATGTAGCAAATAAAAGAGCCATAAATGGGCTAGTATTTCCATTTACCTGATTATTAGATCCTACATAAAAACGAGTAGAAGTTGGATCTGTTGGAAAAAATGTATCATCTATAGATGATTTAGGGTTACTACGATTAAGTCTTACGTATCTTCTTCGCGTTATATCTTGATGATAAACTATCCACTCTCCGTCTATCTGATCTAAGCTTGGATTTTGAAAACCATCACCATTTTTAATTTTTTTAATCCACATCATTTCTGGTACAACGCTAAGACCATGCTCAATAAATTTAGAAGTGTTACCATTTCCATTATACATAACAGTATCAAAGAAACCTGGAGCACGTTTCCAATTCCAAGAATATTCATTTGTGCTAGTTCCACCAGTGCTAGTACTGCCCCAACCATTTTCAAAATCAAATCTATATTCTGTATTTGCGCTATTAGTTAGTAGTTCATCGTTGCCATTAAGTTTAAAAAATCCACCTTGAAGTAACCTATGGCTTGCAAACCAATCACCGCTTGCGTTAGTTACTTTATGAATGCCAAAATCTGTAACAAATTTTGTATCCCATGTTGGAACAGCGCTACTGTATTCACCTTTATAAGTAACATCAAACACTTCTTCTGCGCTAGTTGGAGTTGCCATTGGTCTCCTAATAGCCATGTAAATATATCTTTTATTACCACCGCCTACTTCATTATTTTGGGAAAATACGCTAAATCCATCTGCTTCTGGAGCAATAAAAACAGATCCATCTTGATCTTCAATTTCATTTCGATTTGCGCGCAGTGTATATGTATATGGCTCATCTAGTGATGTTCTATTAGCAGGAAGTCCTCTCGTACTGTCCATTAAAATCCAAGCCGTATTATCGTCTAAACATTTTATCATTACAAATTGTGGCTCAAAGCCAAGATCTGCTTTTACTATAGGGAAAATACTAGTACCAGTTCCTGCACCATAATAATTGCCACACTTAATAATATCTTGATCTTTATTAACGCCAAACTCTCCATCATTTTCGTTGTGCGCAAATACGTAAGCAACGTATTGTCTACCGTTAACGTTAACACTATCTTGTGGATTATTTGAGTTCTGATGAATGGGCACTCGAAGTTCTGTTGCTGTAGGAATTAAGCTATTACCATAATCCCCTAAACCAGTACATGTAAATTGTCCACTCAGTCTTTGATACGCCTGAGCATACGTAGATGCGGTGCTTCCGGCCAATCCTATATTTCTATGCCAAACAGTCCAATTAGTATCAGTATCAGATGTGCATTTCCAAATTACCATGCCAGGCTGTGTACCAAGATTATGTGGAACAGTTTTGGTTGTAGTTCCATCTCCAGTATATTCAACTATGTCAAAAAACTTAGGTTGTTTTTTAAATGACCATGATACATAGTTTTTATTACTAACATTATGTTCTGTACTAATTTCAAATCCGAATGGTTTAAAATTTAATAAACCATTAGATTTAAATGTCTCAGCTGTATTAGTATCTGTACTTAAAGATTGACGACTCCCTCTTATTGTATCATATAAAAAATGGCTTTTACCAATATAAGTAGGGGCGCTACCATCGTCTCTATCTTTAATCCATACTAATCCATCATTATCTAAACCTAATCCAGTCGTAGACGTATCAGCTCCAACATTAGCCGAGGGAAAGGTTCGAACTTGTGTGCCAATGTTACCAATAATACGTACGCCAGCATCTCTGCCTTCACTGCTTCTTCCACTAGTGCCACCGGTGCCTTGCACCGCAGTAACTCCAGCACCACCGCCGAATTGGCCGCCGCCGTTATCAGATGAACCAGTTCCACCAGATCCTCCTGGGTCTGTACCGCCTGCTCCATTAATGCCTTGTCCGTTTAATGCAGTATTACCACCACTT